TTTGTCCCGCCCGAATTTGTGCCGCGCGGATTTGTCCCGCGCGAATTTGTACCGCGCGGATTTGTCCGGCGCGGATTTGTCCGGCGCGAATTTGTACCGCGCGGATTTGTCCGGCGCGGATTTGTCCGGCGCGAATTTGTACCGCGCGAATTTGTACCGCGCGGATTTGTCCGGCGCGGATTTGTCCCTCGCGAAGATCGAAATGGAATTAATCAATCGTTTCTTCCCGATATGCTGCCCGGAGTACGGCGCGTTTATCGCGTGGAAGAAAGCATCTAACCATATCGTCAAGCTGCAAATCCCGGAAGATGCGAAGCGTAGCAACGCGTTCGGGCGCAAGTGCCGTGCATCAAAGGCGGTATGTTTGGAAATCCAAAACAAGAATGGTACGGACAGCGGCATGACAGAGATTCCCAGCGATCATGACAGTAACTTTATCTATCATGTAGGCGAAACTGTAGAGGTTGCCGATTTCGACGATGACCGCACGCATGAATGTGCGCCGGGAATACACTTCTTCATCACGCGGCAGGACGCTGTGGATTATTAGGGAGGCAGAGAATGAGCGATCAGGATAATCGGGAGAAGGTCATCAAGGGGCTAGAATGTGTTATTGACAAAACCAACTTTGATTTTAAGTATTGCCACAGTTGCGAATATCGCAAAGACATTGACCATTTTCAGTATGTGTGCGATGCGGATAGGTGTATAGCTGATGCCATCGCGTTGCTGAAAGCGCAGGAGCCGAGGGTGATGACTTTGGATGACAAGATTGGTAACCGTCATATGTTTAGCGGTGAATCTGTTGGAGGCTTTATCAGAGAAGCCCCGACCATCGCCGCTATCCCGGTGGAGTGGTTGGAAGAGCATGATAGTGAAGGCAATGAATACGGTAGGCGGTATATTACCGTTGTGGAAGCATTGTCAATGTGGCAGCAGGAACAGGAGGCACAACAATGATTAGGATGATAGACGCAACAGAATTAAAAACTGCCTTTCCATCCGGTGAATATGTTAGGACAGAATGCGTTCAAGCAACAATAGACCATATGCCGACCATCGACGCTATCCCGGTGGAGTGGTTGAAAGCACAGATCAGATCATACACAGGCGATGTAAGCGACATAGGCAAAAGTGCTCGAAATGGGACTATCAAAGACCTTATACGAAAGTGGCAGAAGGAACAGGAGGCACACGATGTTCGGACGCAAGCAGCGCACGATTGACGCCCTGCGTCGCCGTGTAGATGATCTGGAAGAACGCCTGTGCCCGTGTGGTGCGCACGATTGGGTGGACACGGGAGATCGGACGTATTACCCCGCTGGCGCGGATGTTGATGTTATGATCTGGTACAAGTGCAAGCGGTGCGGGAAGGTAAAGCTGGATTGGAGATAGGAGGATGGAATAGTGTCAACGTCGCAGTTGGTTATGCTCGTAGTGTTTGCGCTGATTATTGTTGCAATGCTGGTAATGGATTAAGGAGGCGAGATAGTGGCGGAGTTTCAGGAAGTAATGAAGCAATGGGGCAGGTATTGCAAAGGCTATACCGAGAACCATGCTGATGACTGCACCGGATGTCCGTTTGAAATAAACGGTTCATGCAACAGCTATGCAAAAGATAATGCGCAATATGCAGACCAGATCGAGAAGCATATCATGTCCTGGGCCGCAGAGCACCCGGAGCCGGTGTACCCGACGTGGGCTGAATGGTTGATTAAAATTGGCGGTGCTGTAAAAAAGCTATACGCTCAACAATATCATTATGAGGCTGCGCAACCAACGCAACTAATAGAGGTGGTGGAAGTGCTGGATGAACCTATTCCCGCCGACATCGCGGAGAGGCTGGGGTTGCAGCCGAAGGAGGAAACATGAAGAATAATAATGTTGTTGAGATTTTCATATTCGTGGTTATGATTATCGGCGTTGTTTCGTGTATCATTTGGAAATCATTGGAATTTGGCTGGATTTGAAATTGAGCCGAAACCAAAGGAGGACACATGAGGTACAAGTTAATCCGCACCGCGCTGATCGTAGGCATAATGCTGATGCTGTTCGTGGTGTTGCTGGGGATATTAGTCGGCGTGTACGCGCTGGCATAGGTGGTTCTGGGAGGTTGATGGTATGAGCAAGAGCAAATTCAAGCAGCGGACGCGGGTGATCTCAGGGCGGGAGGCCCGGAGGTATAACCAGCGGGAACAGGCCAAGGAAGAACGGCAGAAAGCAGTCGAAGCTTGGTGGGCGCTGCCCCCGGAAGTACGCAAGGAACGCATGGAAGCCAACGAAACCTTCCAGCGGATCAACCGCAACGGCATCACCCTGGACGATGTGAAACGTGCCGAAGAAAAGGCATACCATGACGGCGTGCAGGCGGGCATTGAGAACACCATGCAGACCTGCTACGCGGCAATCTGCCTTGCCTTGCATGAGTTGCACGGCTTTGGGCGCAAGCGCTGCGGTCGGGTGCTGAACTCGGTGGACGAGAAGGTTATTATGACCCTGACCAGCGAGGACGCGATCCGGGAGGTCATGGACACCATGCGCCTGAAAATCGAATTTTCCGACATGCCGGGAGAGAGGGTGCAGGAGGTAGGATGAATCCAATCATTTACGGGAGCACCACGCAAGGGGAACTGCTGGCCCAGCTTGCGGAGGAGTGCTCGGAACTGGCCCAGGCCGCGCTCAAACTGCGGCGGGCAATCACGGTGGGGGCCAGCCCCACGGACACGAAGCCGTCATTCGCGTTTGCGCATTTCCGTGAGGAGTGCGCAGACGTGCTGCTGACCATGCACTACGCCACAAACGGCGAGATCGCCATATGCGCGTCAAGGGACATTGAGGAAATGGCACGGCAGAAGGAAAAGCGCTGGGCCAAGAGAATACAGGGAGGGATTGAATAATGGATCGCAAGTACACCATCAACGCCGTAAACGGCAGAGTGAAGTATATCGCCATGCAGGAATCCGGGCCGGTAGGCTCGGAAACCAGTCTGGATAACGTGATGTGGTTGCTCAAACAGGGCAAGCCCTATCCCGCGATGTCCATGCCGGGGTATTCCATCGGCGTGACCGTGAAGGGCATAGAATACTGCATCGCGGGCGAGTGGGAGGCTGAGGTCAATGCGGAATCCGCCCAGCCGAAGCCGAGGCGCAAGAAGCGGCTGAAAGACATCGTGTGTGAGTGAGGTCGGGATCATGAGCGAAGAAAAGCGCAAGCGAGGGCATCCGCCGTGGACGGAGGAGCAGAAAGCGGCGCGGAAAGCGCTGAACGATAAAAAGCGCGAGGAACGCGCCATTGAGGAGCGGCGGGCTGAAACTGCCTATCAGGCCATGAAGCGCCTGAAAAAGGGCAAGAGATACCGCGTAAGCCAAACGGGGCCGTGGTCGGCTGAAATGCGGGCATCCAACAAAAAGACATGGGATGAAAAGTTCGTAGAACGCGACAGGGAGTACAAGCAACTGATCGCGGACAATCCGCACAAGACCTTGCAGGAGCTCGGAATCCCGGCACACTGGAAGCCCCGCGACGGTTCGCCCACGGGCTATTATGGCATGGCGCTGAGGTATGCCAGGACGAGCATTGACCTGCCGCCGATCAACATCAAAAACCCGGCTGAGGTCACGAAGCGAATTGAAGAATACTTCGATTTCTGCGAGCTCAACGACAAACCGCCGAACATGGTCGGGCTGGGGAATTGGCTGGGCGTAGGCACGCAGACTATCCAGAAGTGGAAGAACGGCGAATGGAGCGCGGAAACCATCGGGCCGATCATCCAAAGGGCGCTATCCGTCATTGAGGAAAGTCTGGTGAGCCAGGTGCAGGACAATCCGAAAGCGATGGTCGGCGGTATGTTCCTGCTGAAATCCATGTTCCATTACAAGGAGCAGCAGGATATTGTGATCCGAGCCGAAAACCAGAGCGATAACGAGCTCAGCGCGGACGAGATCGCAAAGCGGTATCTGGGCGATGGAAAGACGGTGGAAACCACGTTCGCGGATGAGGAAGGAGGGAAATAATGCAAATCGTTTTGTGGGCGCTGTTCTGCGCGATAATTTACTTGGCGACCATGATTGCTAGTGCTGCGCTGTATCTTAAAGAAGTTGGAGAGCAACTTCATCGGATCGCTTTCTGGACTGAATGGGTTTGCGATGGGAAAGGGCAGAACAAAGAAGATGGCTAAATGGGATTTGATAATTACAAAGCATTATGGTGACAAATGGCAAGCTGATTTGTCGTGCCCTAATTGCAAATTCATGAGATATAATATTTGGTCTGGATTTTTCCCGAATTTCCCTGACGATATGGCAAGAGACATAACGCAAAAATACGCAGAAAAAGTCAAAACGCCGAACTATTGTGAGAATTGTGGGGTGTATAATAATGGGGAAATGGATTGATATAAACGTGATACCTCCACCAATATGTGATACATTTATTGTTCGCTTGGAGCCTGATAGATCAATACCAAATCTATTTCCAGAAGTGGACGTTGCGTCTATTGATATAGATGGCAATTGGCTAACATTTAATGATTGGCCTGACTGTTATAAACCTACACATTGGATGCCGTTGCCGTATTCAGACTTGGAATAACGCGGCGCAGAACGCACCTCGTTTCCGCAAGGTTTGAGCTCGATGGGATGAAAATTGAGCTCGAATTTGAGGTCGGTTGAGCTCGGAAGTTGAGCTCAATTTGAGCTCAAATATGGAGGGCATGGAATGATAATTGCAGTAGACTTCGACGGAACATTATGCTGTAACGCATGGCCTGCAATCGGAGCGCCCAGGAACGGCGTAATCGACTATGTGCTGTGGCGGCAGAAAGGTGGGGCAAAGCTGATCCTGTGGACGAACCGAACCGGCCAGCGGCTGGATGAAGCTGTGGCGTGGTGCAGGGAGCGGGGAATCACCTTCGACGCGGTGAACGAAAACCTGCCTGAAATGGTGGAGCGTTTTGGCGGGGATTGCAGGAAGATTTTCGCGGATGAGTATTTGGATGACAAGGGCGTGCTGCCTGATACCATCGAGAAGCGTTTCAGAATGACCAGAAGGAACCGACGATAAAACAGAACGCAGAACCGGCAACGTGCAGAACGTCGCCGGTTTTTTCGCAGAACGGGCAGAACGGTGAAAATCGCAGAACGGGAATCGGCGGACGGAACGGGAGCAGGAACCGGGCAGGAAATCAAGGCAAAAACGCGACTTTGAAAGTAAAACGATGGGTTTTGTGGCATATGCCTAGGTAGTTGATGGGTTTTGTGCTGTGCGGATCGCTGGGCGAATAGCAACAAAAACACAGCATGTTATGAGAGGGCAGGAAATGGCGCTAGAATCGCCTTTTGTGCTTCATGTGAGGAAATACTAAGGCAGATATAGAAGCGCTGGAAACAGCCTTCAAACACTTCTGACGCGATTCATGGTGCGCTGTCTGCGCTTGGCTCTGGACGTTGATCGTGTATGTGAAGCGCTGGAGGGCTGCTCTCTGGGCTTATGGGCTGTATGGTCGTGTGTTTGGTCGTGCTCTCTGCTGTGGCGCTTCTGGTGGCTTCTGCGGGCTTCTGGAAAGCATGAGAAAAGCCCCACCATTTTGATGGGGCTTCATGCTGTGCGAATCATGCAAACAGCTTCCAAACCGGGTTCCTGTGGTGCATCCAGTAGTCAATCAGGCGTTTTCTCTCGCTGTCGCTGATCCTCTGGAGTTGGTACGTTTCCATAACTGCGCCATGCCTATAAAGTCCATAGGCAATGTGATCCGTGACAGGATTTGGGAAGTTCTCACATCCAGCGATGCCCACGATATTCCGTGAATCCTGCGCACAGACAGTGCGAAGCGCCAAACGCGAATCAAAATTGCATTTGAGAGGAGTAGGCAGCACCAAAGCGACAGGCGATTGAGTGCAAGCGACCAGTCGAACATGCGCACAGCGTGCAAGAGAAAGCAAATCTTGCATCACTGGCAGCGCTGTCCTCTTGGCTCTGGTCATTAGAATCATTAATTCATCGATGATGACATAGACATCAGAGCCAGTCCATTCACGCTGCTTTCTGCGCTTCATTTCTGCCATCCTGGCGCGCACAATCTGCATAGCATACTCCAGAGCATCAACGCACGCTTTCATGGGCTGATCTTTTGGATCGTGTGCGCCATCAGCATACAGCAGCGTATGGGGAAGATTCTTATACTCATCCAATTCTGTTCCCTTGGGATCGATGAGAATAAACTGTTTCCGCGCTGGTGAATCGTACAAGGCAGCGTGCATCATGCCATTTACTACTGTACTCTTTCCTGCGCCAGTCGCCCCAGCGATGAGAAAATGCGTCTGCGCCAGGAAATCTGTATACAAGGCGCTTTTCTCGCCTTCGGGCAGCTTCCAAACTCTGGGCATTTGAATCAATCCTCCTGTGTTGGTCGTGTTGGTAATTGTGCAGACTCAGGAGGATTTCTCCTCCTGGCGCTCTGGGCCTAACTGCCTAGTTTATACTCGCCCAGACGAGTTATGCTGCTTTAGCTTCGATCTCGTCCAATACTTCGGAGATGCCCATGCTCAGCACATAGCAGCGAGCGGTAACGTCGAAGTATTCCCAATCAGATTCAAGGAACTTCTTTGCGATGGTGTCAGCTTCAACGCAAAACTCTCGGAGCGCTTCCTGGACGGTTTCGATGTCTGCCAACACAAACTCTTGGGCCTTGATCCTGTCGAAAGTGTAGGAGCCGGAGCCATTGCCAGTAACAGCATCATCCGTCCACAACAGTTCCTCAAGTTCCTCCTGGAAGCTGTATCGATCTTCCATCTTTTCCATGATTTTATCTATGCTGTATTCGCTCTTGATGTATTCCATGATGTTCTTTTTTACCTGCTCCAGATACGTCATCTTCGTTTCCTCCTTCTCTTTCTTCTCCATTTTGCAGGAGATGCCATTGATACAAACAAACTCTCGATTTTTTCCGAAGTGTTCACAGTTCACGTTTCCGCAGTTTTTGCAGTTATCATACTTCATGGTTTTATCCTCCTCATTCATGGTTGATATGTTCTGTGTTCTTCGCCAGTCTGCGTGATGCCCTCGCTCTCTGTGTGCTGTCTGGGGCTCTCTCACGATCACGCTGCTTGTGGTGGTGTGTCAGTATCTCGGAATCGCTGCGAACAATGGCTCCTTGGTCTTGCGATCGATGATGGTGTACACATCTCCATCATACTCAATCAGAGTGCGATTCGGTTTGAACGTGATTCCTGCATGGCGCTTCATCCATGCTGTGAAGGCTTTCCGAATGTCCTGGGCCTTGGTCGTCATCTCTCCCATGTGATAGCTGGTGTTCCAGATCCAGCTTTCATCCTCGCCATAGTTCCAGGCATCAATCTCGCGAATCTCGAAAGATTCTCCGGTGGCGATGGGCTTCTTGGCTTCGGTGGCTTCGGTGGTGGTGTTCATAGTCTGCTTCTCCTCGCTCTCGTTGGTGGTGGTGGCTTCCTGGGCTTCTTCGTTCTCGGTGGGCTTCTGGAAACCATTCCAAGTTATATCAGACTTCGGAAGGCTGTTCATAACATCGTCGATGTCCTGGGCTTCTTGCTGCTTCCTGATATCCTCGGTGTACTCATCGACTACAGGAACATAGTGGATGCAGTAGCATTTTTCAATGTCATTCCAGAGGATGGAGGAAGCACGCATATGCTTCTCAATGGTGAGCATCTCATGGATTCCCTGACGTCCTTCATGGGTGTATTCGGTGGGAATCTCTACGCAGATGGTGTCAGTAGTGATGGACTTCCGGAGGCTGTTGTAAGTGTTCCTTTCGATGCGCTTCATTGTGGTATCTCCTCTCTGATGGTCGGTGGGTGATTTCCTAACTTCTGAGAATAGTATACACCTAAATTTCGTCTTTGTCAACAAGAAATGTGTCTATCTAGACTGATTTTGAGTATACAAATATAGACGCGGTTTTTGTGCATATTGTACACATTTTATTTGTCTATGAACACTTGCTTTTGGTCTGCTTTTGTGCTACAATGCCCATGAGAGGAGATGATATAATGTCCAAATTCGTGATCCATCCGAACGCAGATATCCTGGCCATGCTCAAGGCAAAAGGCTATTCGACCTATGTCATAGCCAAAGCCAAAGAGAGGACTGGAGAATACATCCTGGGACAGTCCACATTGACCAAGCTTCGCAATGGAGGACTGCCATCCTGGGCAGAGCTTGCCAAGCTGGTCGATCTTCTGCACATTTCGCCTACTGCTCTTATTGCATTCCAAACCGATGACGGGCACATCTACGATTTGACAGGTAAGCGTTTGGATGCACCAGCACCAGCACCAGAGCCAAGGCCAGCCATGTCATATACCTACGATCCATACTATGATGACGATCCAGGACTGCCACCAAGCTGCATCTGAGTGACCATCATAAGCCCCAGAGAGCCATTTCCACAGGCTTTCTGGGGCTTTCCTATGCCTATTCCGTCCGTCCTGCTGCATCGTCCCATGGGCGTTCCTGGGCTTCTGGTGTGTCAGTGCATGGCGTACGCATGTCCGTATATGACGGATTTATAACTGATGCTGTCGTTATAGGATGCGTCTATAGGTAGGAGTTAAACATATGTGGTTAGGGTAACTCGCTCGTGCAGATGTCAACCCCAAAACATGAACAATCCTCATGTATCTTTCGCAATACATGAGGATTACTAATGCTTCTGGGCGTGCTGCTGTTGATCTATCCTCATGCAGATTCTGGGCGTTTTTCAGGCCTTCGAAGGGCTGTCCCCCTGCCTGCCTTTACAATCTTTGTGCGCATTGTGCATAGTGCTGCAAAACAGCATGATTGCATTGTGCATGTGTTCATTTTCTATTCGTAGAAGCTGACTTTCGCGAAAAGATACCGAATGTACACCCATGGGGGAGAGGGCAGGCCATGCAATGTGGGCGGGGTTAGTGCCTTGTAGCGCCCCAAATGAAAAAAACGAACTATGCGGTAATTGCCTGAAATTCCATGCAATAGTGTATAGAATAATAGTGAAAGCAATAGAATTTGGAGGGCAAACACATGGCAGAGAATCGACAAAAAGTAGCGAAGTGGATCAGGGAAATGCTTCCTCGGAAATGTTGTAATTGCGGATCGACCAAAAATTTGCAATATCATCACATAGTTCCCGCAATCTGCGGAGGGAATGATGTACCGTCCAATATTGCAGTCCTATGCAGCGATTGCCACAGCAAAGTACACTACGGACGCGATGGTATTATTGACCATGGCGAAGCGGTAAAGAAAGGCATTAAGAAAGCAAAAGAATCTGGCAGGAATGTCGGCAGGAAAAAACGAAACGATTTAAGCGTTGTTTTACAGACGATTGCAGAATATAGCACGCAATTCAATCCAAACAGCATGACCACCGAACATGAAATAATGTCTATGGTAAATCTGAAAGCAGTACAGTATGCCAAGTATAAGCGCAAACTCATATCTGATATGCAAGCAGATATATGGCCTTATGAATGGGCAAAGCCAGTTCAGATGAGAAAACGCCCAATGTATGACAATCGCGTGAAAACGATCAGGGGAGATCACGAATAATTATGTCCAATCGGCGAAAAAACGCAAAAAACGGGCACAAGAAAAACATGGCAAAAAGTGGCAAAAAATGGCGTTATTCAAATCTACAATTACAAAAACCCTTATATAGTTTTTGTAACTGTAGAACGGACAAAGTTAGTTATGTATGTGGGGGGCTAGAACGCCCCCACACATAACATAACTTTGCTAACTTTCGCGGATTTTTGGAGCAGGAAATAGGTTTTTGTAACTTTGGAGAAGCGGGGGTTGCGGAAGCTGTGTCAAGCTGATATACTTGACAGCAGAAGGAAGGTGATGGACAGCATGGACATACGGATGGTCGTGAAGGGATTGCGTGAGAAGATTGAGAGCGACCCATACACCTACGCGGCCTACGAGGGCCTTTACAGCGCGTGCAAGGTCTTGATGAAGGAGAATGTGTCTGAGGGCGTGGACGGGCTTGTATGGCTGTCTGAGGCGATACAGAGGGCTATGCCGACAATGGCGGTGGTCAATAAGGCGGAGGTTGGCAAGCTGTACGGTTTGCATAAGGAAGTGCTGCTGCTGGCAGCGCCGCACGATTTTGACAGTTTTTTGTTGTATGTGGAGTGGAACCGTGCGCCAGAGAAGAAGTTTTACGCGCCGAGAAGGAAGCAACTAAAAGTGGTTGTAGACGCATTGCAGGACTTGTCCGACGATAAACTGGACTTACTAGCAATCTCGATGCCTCCTGGAACTGGCAAGAGTACACTTGCGATATTCTATTTGACCTGGCTTGCCGGGAAATATCCTGACGCGCCGATTCTGACAGGTTCGCACTCAAACAGTTGGGTGCGCGGGGCCTATGACGAGTGCCTGAGAATCATTGATGTTCACGGGGATTATCTGTGGCATGACGTATTTCCTGATGTCCCGTTGGCGAGTACGAACGCGAAGGATTGCAGGATAGACCTTGGCAAACCCAAAAGGTTCCAAACGCTTGAAATGACAAGTATAGGAACCGGCAATGCCGGTCTTTATCGCGCTGGAACCCTGCTCTATGCGGATGATTTGGTCAGTGGCATCGAAGTGGCGATGTCGAAGGATAGGTTGGACAAACTGTGGGAGATTTACAACACGGACTTGCGGCAGAGGAAGATCGGGCGGTGCAAAGAACTGCATATTGCAACGCGCTGGTCAGTCTGGGATGTCGTGGGCCGGTTAGAGATGGAATACGGCGACAGCGACAGGGCGCGGTTCATTACCATGCCTGCTGTTGACGAAAACGACGAAAGCAATTTTGATTATCCGTTTGGTGTAGGGTTCAGTACTCAGTTTTACCATGAACAGCGCGAGATCATGGATGATGTGAACTGGCGGGCGCTGTATATGAACCAGCCGATTGAACGTGAGGGGCTGCTGTACTCGGCGGATGAGTTGCGCAGATACTTTGAATTGCCCGATGGAGAGCCTGACGCGATACTGGCCGTGTGCGACGGCAAGACAAAGGGCGATGACTATTGCGTGATGCCGATTGCATACCAATACGGCCCTGATTTCTATATTGAGGACTGCATCTGCGACAACAACGCGCCGAATACCGTTGATCCTCGGTTGGCTTCTATGCTCTTGAAGCACAATGTTCACATGGCGCGGTTTGAATCGAACCAGGCGGGATTGAAACTGGCGGAGAAGATTCAGAGCATGGTCAAAGAACAGGGCGGCAGGACGAAGATCACGACAAAGTACACGACTGCGAATAAGGACACACGCATTGTGATGGCCCAGCCGTGGGTGTTGGAGCATTGTCTGTTCAAGGATGATTCTATTCGGCAGGGGAAAGAGTACAGGCGGTTCATGCAATTCCTGTGCGGGTGGACGATGAGCGGGCGCAATAAGCACGATGACGTGCCTGATGCAATGGCCCAGCTTGCCGAATACATTCAGTCGTTTGGCATGAACCGCGTGGAGATCGTGAAAAGGCCGTTCTGACATATAAATTTCCATTATGTCAAGCAAAATAGCTTGACAACAGAGCCGGGGCATGATAGAATGTATGGTAGATAGGAATACAAGGAGGATGCTATGCAGTCTTTGAGCGAAAGGGATATCAAAGCGATCAATAGCGTTCTCGCAAAAGACCAGCGCGTGGAAGTAATTCCAACCAAAGATGGCGTTCGCGTCATTGAGATAAAGCGCAAAGAAGTCAAATAACATATCCCCGTGCCCCAAGTGTGCGGGCGCGATGACCGAGAGTGGTTAACCTGTGACGATATGTCATGGATTGACCACTCTTATTTTTTGGACTGGAGGGCGTGCAATGTCTGAGGAAAACAAGGCGACCGTGATCTCCAATGACCTGTTTGGTCGATTGGACATTTACGCATCGTCTGATGAGATCACGGCTGAGAACGTCGTGTCCGAATTGAACACGGCGCTGCCCTATCATGTCCAGAATCTTCTCCAGGAGGATTTTCTGTACTGGTATCGGCGCAACGTGCAGCCGATTTTGTACAGGTCGAAGGAAGTTAGACCTGAAATTCTCAATCGGGTTCAGGTATCGCACGCTGATGAAATCTGTACTTTCAAAAATGGCTACTTCCTGCAAAAGCCCGCGTTTTACACGGCACGGCGCAAGGGTGCTCAGGGCAAAGTCAATAAGCTGAACGAGTTCCTGTACCGCAGTTATAAGCAGGACGCGGACAACGAGTGCGTCAACTGGTTCCACACGGTCGGCAAGGGCGTGATTCTGGTTGAGCCTGACCGTGGCAACGATCCTGAAACGCCTGTCCACGCTTATGCGCTTGACCCGCGTTCCGCGTTCGTGGTGTACAGCCTGAAACCCGGTAACGAGCCTGTCATGGGTGTAAACATGGTGGTCACAGACGGCATTGCTCGGTTCGACGTGTTCACGAAGGATGCCGTGTATCATCTGACTGGCACGGCAACGGGCAAGATGATGACTACGCAGGTCAATCATGACTATATCGCAACTGCCGTTTCCATTGATAGCGTTGAACCGAATCCCTTGGGCCTGATTCCGATTATCGAGTACCGCTATAACAGCGTGAACATGGGTGCTTTTGAGAACGTGCTGCCGCTGTTGGACGAGATCAACAACATCGTGTCGAATGCTTGCGATGGTGTGGAACAGTTCATCCAGTCGCTTGCGGTTGCTACCAACTGCGAGTTCCCGGAGGGCACGACTTCCAATGACATCCGCAGGGCAGGTATGATTGTCCTCAAGTCAATTGGAGAGAACAAGGCCGACTTCAAGATTCTTTCCCAGCCTCTTGACCAGACGCAGACGAAGGTGCTGATTGACTACCTGAAATCCGAAGTGTACCGCATCTGCTCGATGCCAATTCTGGGCGACCACGGCAGGACGTATGACACGACAGGCAGCGCCGCATTGATTTCCAGCGGATGGTTCCAGGCCGACACGGCGGCGCGAAATACCGAGGACTTGTTCAAGAAATCAAACCGGCAGTTCGACCGCATCTTTCTTGCGATCTTGAAACGCCGTGGACTGTTGGACATCGACATCAACGATTTCGAATTGCACTTCGACCACGGCGAAACTGTGAATGTTCAGGCCAAGGCTCAGGCGTTCAATACCCTGATTGCATCTGGTCTGCATCCTGAACTGGCGGCGCAGAAGTCCGGCGTGTCCAATGACCCTGTGAGCGATATCAAGATGTCCGAGAAGTGGCTGCGGTTGATGTGGGGCGACCCTGACAACCCGGATGCCGCTGGCGCAAACGGCATTAAGAACACGGGCATGGGCGGCAGCAGCGAAGGGACTGAAACAACCTCCCGCACCGAGGATGAAAGCGAAGAATCCGCTTCTGATGGCGGTGAATCCTCCTCCATGACCGACGAGGAGCGCGACGCGGAAGATCGCAAGCGTGCTGGCAAGAGACGCGGCGGCACATGGATCAGCGGCTATTGGCAGACCCGGGGTGATCGCAAATGAGAAAGCTGCAACTGAAAGCGATATGGAAAAAGACCGTTTAAGCATTATCATTCCCGCCTACAACACGGGGAAGTGGGTGCGCGGACAGCTTGACCAGTTGAAAGCGCAGATGTCCGAATACCCGAACGTTGAGATTATCGTAGTTGATGACGGAAGTTCAGAGGATATGTCTTGGGTGAAGGACTACCCGAACGCAATCCTCAAACGCAAGCGCAACGGCGGTGCGGCATCTGCCAGAAACGCCGGGCTTGACCTTGCACATGGCGAGTACATCACGTTCCTTGATAGCGACGATGAAATCTACGACAACTATCTGTCCATCATCTTCGAGAACATGAGGGCTGGTTGGGATTGGGTTTCATACGACTGGCACTGTGACGGACACAAGGAATGGGCCGAGCAGACCAACGATCCTTTGATGATTAACTGCGCTGTATGGGCGTACAGTTTCCGCGCAGAGATCATAGGTGACAATCGCTTCATTGAGAAGATGGTGCTTGCCGAAGATCAGGAATGGCTACATCGGGTTTTGAAGCCTGATTGCAAGCACTTCCACGATCATAGAATTTTCTACAATTACCGTTGGATTGGAAACAATAATAGCGTGGTACATCGGTATCTACGCGGTGAATTGGGTAAAGAGAGGAATACGGGAATGTTGACTTACCAGAATGTGCTGTTTATCGGGAACATAAACAGTATCGGCGGTATAGAGAGTATGCTGTACTACCTCGGAAAAAAGTACGGCAGCACTCACGACATTACCGTGTTTTATCGGGCTGGCGACGCTGCGCAGATTGACCGCCTCCGCAAGTATATCCGCGTCAAGAAGTGGAACGACAATATGCACATCAAGTGTGAAAAGGCGTTTTTCAATCTTGATGTTTCGTGCATTGGCAAAGTTGACGCGAAGGAATACATACAGGTCATTCACGCGGACTACAAGGCGTACAAGCTGAAATACGTTCCGCATCCTGATATCACGGGCTATATCGCTGTCAGCGACAACAACCGCAAGGCATTTAAGGAACTGACAGGCATTGACGCTACTGTGTGCCATAACCCGATTGTTTTTGAAAAGCCGCGCAAGGTTCTGCATCTGATTTCTGCGACGCGCCTGACTTGGGAAAAGGGCCTTAAGCGCATGGAGCAACTTATGGAGGCCCTTGACAATGAGGGCATCCCATATATGTGGGACATTTACACTTGCGACGGTGGTGTGTCAATGCGTCCGAACGTCACCTATCGTAATCCACGCATGGACATTGCAGACTACATTGCGGACGCTGACTACCTCGTGCAGCTTTCTGATACCGAGGGTTGGAGTTACACGATCTACGAGGCGCTTTGCCTTGGAACTCCCGTTATTGTGACGGACTTCCCGTCTGCGCATGAGATGGGAATTGAGAATGGCAAAAACGGCTTTATCCTGCCGATGGACATGAGCGCGATCCCGCTTGATGACATCTACAAGGGCTTGCGCAAGTTCAAGTATGAGCCTGTCGCTGACGGTTGGGACAAGCTGCTGGCCCCCGGCAAGAGCAACTATGCCGCCGAGATGAATAAGCCCGTCCAGGTGACTACGAAGCGCAATTACTTTGATATTCCGATGAACAAGAATATGGCGGTTGGCGAGAAACAGACCGTGACGATGGAACGCGCTGAAAAGCTGATGGAACTTGGGCTTGTGGAGATGATCGAATGACGATTCTCCCATTTGATGAGATCAACGCTCTGGAAGAACGTCTGAAAGTGCATTTCGGTGAGGACGGGCGCATCAAGTCACGCGAGGACTGCGAGGATATTCTCGATGAGATGTTGGACTTGCTTCTGCTGTCCTACGCGAACGGCGTGCGGTCTGTCAGCGACACCTACACGCCGACTGTGAACGACATCGAAGAAACAGTCTATGAAAAGATCAAGGGCAGGACATGGGTTGAGCGCGTTTGGGACTACTACGACAACGGCGGGACGCTGAGTAACATCGTTGAAATCGCTCGCACGGAGGCGCATAGGGACACAAACGCCGCTGCTTATCATGCCGCACGGGAAACCGGGAAAACCCGGAAAGTCTGGCATTGCATGATGCTGGACACCAGCCGCGATGACCACATTTGGCTGGACGGCGTGACGGCCCCGATAGATGGCTACTTTTACGCTGGTAACGGCGACAGGACACAATACCCCGGACAATGGGGCGTGCCCGAACAGGATTGCAATTGTCTTTGTTGGCTCACCTATGAGTGAGTTCACATAGCGACCAGGGAAGGTCGTAAATCCCGCAAACGTCAGACAAGACGCAAAAACAGAAAACGAAGTGCAGGGAAGCACTCTAAAAAACGCAAGGAGTACGAACATGGACGAAAACGCTGTTGTCACCGAACAGGTTGTTGAACAGCCTGAAACCAAGCCGACCGAACCCGCGAAGGAAACCAAGCCCGACCCGGAACTGGAAAAGCTGAAAGCCGCCCTGTCCCGTGCAAACGGTGAAGCTGCCGAGTACAAAAGGCAGTTGCGCGAAAAGCAGACGGAGGCGGAGCGTGCCGAAGCTGAACGCGCCGAGCAGGACAAGGCCATGCGGGAAGAACTGGAAACGCTGCGCAAGGAGAAGCGTGTCAGTGATTACACGGGCAAGTGCCTTTCGCTGAACATGGAAGCAGACCTTGCGGGCAAGACCGCTGCCGCGCTTGCGGATGGCGACATGGATTCCGTGTTCGAATGCCTGAAAGCGTTTGTAGACGCGACGGTAAAGCGCCTGAACAATGAAGCGCTGAACCGTCAGCCCAGCCTTTCGGCTGGTGTACCGCCCACAAAGAGTAACACCGAGGACGAGATCACGGCACAGCTTAGACGCTACGCCGGGTTGCCCGCCCACAGATAACCAAGAAAGGATGATTGATTATGGCGACTACTGTTACCCCCGTCATTGAAAACAGCATCGCTCTGGCTTCCCGCTATCTGCCGATTCTGGACGAAATCTATAAGGCCGGTTCCAAGACGGCGATCCTCGACACCCTCCAGGATCGTGTCCGCTGGGACAACGACACCCGTACCTTCTACCTGTTCGAAACCGACATGGTTGGTCTGGGAGACTATGACCGCAATGACGGTTATGTGCGTGGAGATGTGACCACTAACTGGCGTGCCTATACGCCCCAGTGGGATCGCGCCCGTCAGTTCCTCGTTGACGTGGCTGACAATATGGAATCCATGAGCATGGCGTTCGGCACGCTGGCTGGCGAGTTCATGCGTACCAAGGTGATTCCCGAAACCGACGCGCTGCGTTTCGCTACCTATGCCAACGGCGCGGCTGCTGCGAACAAGCAGACTGAGAGCCTGTCCACCTCCGCGAACACCATTGCATCCATCGACAATGCGACTGCTGCGCTGGATGATGCCGAAGTGCCGTATGAGGGCCGCATCCTGTTCGTGAACCCCACGACCTACAAGCTCATCAAGGGCGGCATTACCCGCATGATCGAGAACCGTGAACGTGATATCGACTACAACGTTGAGATGTACAACGATATGCGCGTTATCACCGTTCCCTCCGGGCGTTTCAACACCCAGATCACGTTGGCCCAGCCCACCGCCCATGACGGTGCTGGCGGATATACCGCTGCGGGTGACACCATCAACTACATGATCGTGCATCCGTCCGCTGTCATGCAGGCCGTCAAGCTGGCCACCCCGCGTATCTTCTCTCCCGCTGTCGTGCAGCAGGCGAACGCCTGGCAGTATGACTTCCGTCAGTATCACGGCGCGTGGGTGAAGCATCAGAAGACCAACGGTATCTATGTGTCCGCGCCGTCCATGCCGTCTGCCTAAGACGGAATGAAAGGAAGTGCCGAGGATGACCATTTTCGAAAAACTTGCCACGGTCAAAACCATGATGGGGCCTGACGCGCCGTTGGACAATGACATTCTGGTTTATCTGAAAGCGGCGGCAAAGGAACTGCTCGGTTGGCGTTATTCCTACGCGGACAGCACCCCGGAAGAAGTGCCCGCTGAGTATGAGATGACGCAGATCATGGCTGTTATCGCCGGGTTCACCCAGCGTGGCAATGAGGGCCAGGTGGTGAGTGTTGAAAATGGCGTGCATCGGCACTTCGCCTATCCCGACATGGTGCGGTACATACGTGCTAACGTCATTGCGATTGCGAGGGTGTGACTTATGGCTAGGATGAACACGCGCAATATGCAAACGATGTGGTATGCCCCGTATGAATCTACCGTAACCACATTGGACGAGTACGGCAACGAGAACGGCGTACATACCACATACGGCAACCCGGTCAAGTTCAAGGCGAACGTGTCCCCCGCAAAGGGGACGGCAGTTGCGCAGATGTTCGGACTGGATGACCAGTATGACAGGATCATTGCCATAGGCAAACGCGACACCCCGATTGACGAATACGCGGTGCTGTGGATTGACACGAAGCCCGACCTCGACGCGGACGGCGCATTGACAGTCAACGCAGACGGCGAAATCGTAACCCCGTGGGACTACATCGTGCGCAGGGTTGCAAGGGGCCTGCCGGGATTCGGCAGTACCGTGATTGCCGTAAGTCGGGTGAACGTATCGTGAGCAAGACGATCAATGTCACGCTGAGTGTCAGCAGTTTTGACAAGGCGATTCGTGAAATCCGCGCCTACAAAGAGTGGGTGGAGCGGAAAGCGAAGGAACTTGCACGGCGTTTGGCGGATGAGGGCGCATGGCTTGCATCCCTCAAGTTCGAAGCTACGGAAGTGGTTTATGAAGGGGACGCGGAGTGCAACGTAACCGTTGAGCAGCGCGGCGAGAACACGTTCGCCATTGTGGCAAGCGGCAAAACCGTGCTGATTCTGGAGTTTGGCGCAGGTATTCGGCATGGCGGCGGGCACCCTATGGCTGCTGAAATGGGGTATGGCCCCGGTACATATCCCGGACAGACGCACGCGCTTGACCCCGGCTTCTGGTATTTCACCAGCGGGGGCAAGTCAAGGCAGTACAGCGAGGGCAACATGCCCAGCATGGCGATGTATACCACGGCAAAGGATTTGCGGGATTCTCTGGAACGCATTGCAAAGGAGGTATTCAGTTCATGATTGACATCGAATCCGAACTTTTTACCAAGATTGCAACCGTTCTGCGTGCGGCATATGAGGGTATCTATGTTGCGCCTGAATACGTTCCGAAGCCCCCGAGGTTTCCCGCCGTGTACCTTGTGGAAATCGACAATTCCGTGCTGCGTTCCGGGGCCGACAGCCAGAACATTGAGAACTTCGCAGAGGTTGTCTATGAAGTGAATATCTTTAGCGATCTCCACACCGGCAAGAAAGCGCAGGCGAAAGCCATTGCCGCGCTGATCGACAGTCAGTTTGCGGAGATGGGCTTTACCCGCATGATGCTGAACCCCGTACAGAACCTGAACGACGCTACTATATACCGCGTGGTCGGCAGATACCGTGCGGTAGTCAGCAAAGACCAAGTGATTTATAGGAGTTGATAAAACATGGCGATCTCTACCGTTCACAGCTACTTCATGAAGGGCACCGGTACCGGCACTCTGACTTGGACTAAGCTGTTTGACTTCAAAACGGATCCCGACCAGTCCTCTGCCCCGGAACCGCTTCAGACCACGACCCAGAGCGACAACGCCCATACTTACATCCCCGGCCTCCGCTCCAATGAGCAGAAGCAGTACACCCTCAACTACGACCTGACCGTTTACAGGGCGATCAAGGCGCTGGAGGGCCAGGAAGTCAATGTGGCTGAATGGTTTGGTGCTGCCGCTGACGGTATCACCCCGGACGGCCATGACGGCAAGTACGCGGGCAAGGGCTATCTGGACGTGTTCTGGAATGGCGGTGATGTGAACAACGTCCGCAACATGACTGTTGTTCTCACGCCCACCCAGGAACTCACCGACGATACCACGGTTTCCGCATAATAAACGGGGCATGGGGAATCCCCCCATGCCCTCATTTGAAAGAAGGGAATTTGCTATGGATAACCAGCCTAATCAGATCAATTTCGATTACAACGGCAAGCATTACTGCCTGGAGTACACCCCCGATACCGTCAAGCAGATGGAGGCGAGCGGTTTCACCCTGAACGACATGGGCGACAAGCCCGCTACCCGCATTGAGCAGCTTTGGGCTGGCGCGTTCCTGGCGAATTGCCGCAAGACCAGCGCCACGGTCATCAAGGAACTGTACAAGAAGATGAACGACAAGGAGGGCCTTGTCGCCGCGCTGGCTGAGATGTACAACAACACCCTGAATTATCTGATTCCCGATAAGGATGAGGATGACGAGGGAAACGTGGAGTGGACGGCGACCCTGTAAACGGCGAACCGTCCGAAGAAGCGGACATCCCTCAAAGCTATACGGAAGTGTTCATGCGCTATTGCCCGCAGTATCTTGCAATGGGTATGACGTGGGATGAGTATTGGCACAACAATACGAAAGTCCACAAGGCATACCGCGAAGCGTTTGAAATACGCAGGCGGGATCGCAACAACGACATGTACATGATGGGCGGTTACATCTTCGAAACGATGGTGCGCGTGTCCCCGCTGTTCCGCTCGATGGGTGGGGGCAATGCCAATGTTTCGTATATGGAAGAACCCTATCCGTTGACGAAGAAAGAAGCGCGGGAACGGCAGGAAGCGCGTGACCGCGAGAACTACCGGCAGTATATTGCCAGGCGGCGCGAGGCAAGCGAACGCGAATTGAAGCGCCGAAAAGAAGCAGCGAAAGGGGGGAATGGCGATGGCTGAAAATGGCAGCATTGATAATCTGTCCATACAGATCAGCACGCAGGCTGACAGCGCCGTAAAGGGGCTTGAACGTCTGGCCCAGACGATGGAGCGTTTGAGAAACGCGCTGGGCGGATTTGGCAATGGCTTCTCCTCCCTCTCCGAGCTTCTGCGCAGTCTGAGCGAGATCGGGCAGGTGCGCATTCCCATCACGATTCCCAGAAGGATCACGGAAATAGGCGCGGCGATTCGCTCTATTACGGATGACGACGTGGAGCGCATCAGCGACCTTGCGCGGGCGTTGCAGATGATTGCGAACGTGCGCGGCATCCGTATTCCGCGTGTAACAAATGTTGGCGGGGCGAATAACCCCACCGCTGGGGACGTGCAGGAAGATCAGAATATCCCCGGGGGCGGGGGCACACAGCGTGCGGCAAATGAAATTGCGCGTACAGCCCGTGAATCGAATCGGGCGACCAGTGCTTTGCAACGGCTGGGAGCCGGTTTTAGGGCGGTTGGCAGGTTTGCGGGCGGCGCTGTGGGACATCTTCTTGGATTCCTAGGCGGCATCATGCGCATTGCCTATTACCGCGTAATCCGTGCTTTCCTGAAAGACATGGTACAGTCCTTCAAGGACTTGTATGGCTATAGTTCCGCTTACGGCACGCAGTTCCAAAAGAGCATGGACATGGTTGCCACCAGTATGCGGTATTTCCGCAACAGCCTTGCGGCGATGCTGGCTCCGCTGATTGACACGCTGGCCCCTGTGTTGGACTGGATTGTTGACAAGCTTGTTGATGGCATGAACTATGTCAACATGTTCTTCGCGGCGCTGAGCGGGCAGAAAACCTATACCGTGGCGAAGAAGGTGCAGATTGCGTGGTCTGATACCTTCGATTCCACCAGCCAGAAGGCCAAAAAGACCACGGATGACATCAAGCGCACGATTCTGGGCTTTGATGAAATCAATAAGCTGGTTGACCCGAAGAACAACAGCAGCGGCAGTTCCAGCGGCAATTCGCCGTATACGAACGGCTACAAGCAGATGTTCGAAACGCTGCCGATTCCATCCTCGATGCTGAGTTTTTCCAGCGCTTTAGAGAATGCAATCAACAATATGTTCAGCCGTATTGCGCTGATTGTCGGCGCAAGTTCGGTTGCGTTGGGTGTGATCCTGCTTGCTACTGGACATATCGCTCCTGGCATTGCGTTGATTCTTGCGGGTATCGGCACAATCGCCGTGGCTCTTAATTGGGACGCGATCAGCAAATATCTCAACAAGGCGTTGGGATTTGCATTGCCGTTGGTCGGAATTACCGCAATCGCCCTTGGTGTACTTGCGCTGGTTACGGGACATCCTTTTATCGGCCTTGGGCTGATCGGCGCAGGTGTTATGGGACTGGCGATGACTTCAAAGGTTTCGTGGCGGGCGGTTTCGGATGCCGTTGAACGTGCCTTGAAATTCCCGCTTTCTATCGTCGGCGCTGTGGCAGTTGGCCTTGGTGTGCTGGCACTTCTTACCGGGAACCTGCCCATAGGTCTTGCCCTGATTGGCGGCGGTATTGTAGCGCTGGGCATATCAGCCGTAGCGGCAAAATGGGATGACATAAAGAAGTGGGGCAGCGATGCCATAGACCATATCAAGCAGGGCTGGGATGACTGGAAGAAAAACCATCCTGACGCATTTGCCGTGGTTGCGGCGATCGTAAATACGGTTTCTGAAATGTGGTCTACACTGGTCGGTTGGTGGGACGATTTTACGTCTGGCAAATTCCTCTCAATCGGCATTAAGGCCAGCGCTGACGGTGATGTCAGCGACAATTCCGGGCGAGGTTGGAAATCGCCTGACGGTTCTATCATCCCCGTGGGCGATCCCCGCTTGAAGGGCGCACAGATTATTACAAAGAAAGCGCTGCAATCTGTTTCGACTGAGATTTCCAAAATCATCAAGTCCACCATGAGCGCGGTTACTTCTACTGTTACTGGTGCGACTTCTACTGTAACTGGAAAATTCTCTCAAATGGGAAGCAGCATCAAGTCTCAGCTTGGTTCCGACCTGCCGCAGATTGAAAGCTCTGTAACCAGCACTACGCAGGGGATAGAGAGCCGCGTGACCAGCACCACGCGGGGGATCGAAGAATCCGTGTCCCAGTCCTCCCGCGTTGTTGAGGGGAATTTTGGCATTGCTGCAATCGGCATCAAGGCGCTGGTGGCGGATATGACAAACTCCGTAACTAACAGCGCGCGGACTGCCGGTAATAACCTGGTGAACATCATGTATAGCGCCTGCAATGCGCTGTGGAACATCGACATGACGGGTGCGGGGCGCAATATCGTGTACGGCGTCCAGAACGGTATCGCGCAGGCTCAGCAGTCATTGTATAACCAAGTGTACAACCTCGCTTATAACCTGAGCCGCGCGTTCAGAGTTTCGCTTCAAATTCGCTCTCCCAGCAAGGTATTTGCCGAGAGCGGCGCGATGATCGTTGCCGGTCTGGCGAAGGGCATCACGGACACTTCGCCGGAAGCGTTCAACGCCATAGGCGCGATGTCCAAGGAACTTGTTGGCCGTGCAAATGACGCTTTGGGCGATGTCGCGGGGACTATGGGCTATGTGCCCGGTTATACGTCCAATGATTCTACCGATACATCCGTGGATATGAGCCGCAGGATTGCAGAAGCGCTGTATGCGCAGTTTGCCGCGCTGATGCAGCAGCAGAATGACTATCTGCGGCAGATTAACGACAAGGAATTTACCGCCTCGGTCAGCACCGCTGACATCCAGCGTGGCCTGACACGAAGCAACCGCCGCTCCGGGATTACCGTTGTCCCGGTCGGTGCTGGAACCTGACAGGAGGGGTTGAGAATGCCAACCATACCCAATAATCCGATACAGAGCGTTGGAGGGGTTGCCGTTCCCAGCCCCTCTAAATATGACTGGAAGTTGAGCGACGTTTCCGCGTCCGACGCGGGCCGAACCGAGGACGCGAAGATGCACAAGCTAATGATCGCGCAAAAGGTGCATCTGGAACTGGAATGGCAGAACATGACTGATGCGGATGCCTATACTATCCTGAACGCTTTCAATTCTGAATACACGCAGATTACCTACTTCGATTATAAGGCTATGGACTACCTGACCAAGACCTTCTACACCGGCGACAGGACGGTTTCTTCCTACAACCGCGCCATGAACATCGCCACGATTTCATTCAACGTCATTGAACAATAAAGGGGGGATTGCATGTACCCGGTTTCCAGCGCCGTTGCGCAGTTGTACGCCGCCGAACAGCGGCAGGTTTTGAGGATCACCGGCACGGACAAAAACGGCTCGGCAATCTCCATCACCGACGCAGACATCATGCTTAACGGCTTTTCCATTGACCGCTATTCCTGCGCCGGTAAGCGCTTGCAGGTGGGCACGGCGGTATCGTCCGAGATGTCGCTGAAACTGAATAACTCGGACGGCAAGTACAACAGCATCGTTTTTGAAAACGCGGAATTGTTTGCGGAAATCGGCATCCGCGATTGGGACAGCTTGACAAATGTGTATATAACTCCGGGAATATCTCGGTCAATTGTGGGTGTAACTGTTTCTGTTGACCCTGATGGTCGGTTAAAATTGTATGGTGTTTCAACAGGAAAACGTCGTTTTTTGTGTTTGAACGGGCAAAATACATCGGCAACAGGTTCAACGGCTTTCAGTCAGACGTTCGAAACCGGCACTTATGATTGCAGCACATCCATTGCGGGGCATTTTACCGGCGATATTTACTGGCAGTATACATACACCACGTTTACGAATAGCAGTCCCGAGCTGGTTGGCAAAAATGCGCCGACTGCGCGTGTAGAATTTACTGCCCCGGCTATGGCGGGACTGTTGATAGATACTGGTATGGACTTCGGCACGGCGGATGACCCGACCTATGTCACATTCATAGCTGAAAGCCCGGCAATGGAGTGGATGCCGTGCGGCTATTTTACGCCCGATGAGCAGCCCAGGACGCGGGATTTCATCACGCTTTCCGCGCTGGATCGCATGATGCTGTTCGACATTACGCCATTTGACGCGACCGACCTGAATCTTCCGAAAACGGTTGCGGCGCTGGTGACGCAGGTTGCGGGCATCTGCAATGTGCCGTTTACGCAGAACATCTCCTCGCTGCCGAACGCGAGTTTCACGATACAGTCGATCCCGGCGACCTCGCAGGAGATTACCTACCGCAATATCATTCAATGGTGTGCGGGGTTGATGGCAACCAATGCTTTTATCGACTGGAACGGCGAATTGCAGTTCAAGTGGTATACCCTCCCGTCGAGCGTTTACGCCTCCACGCCTGCGCTGAGGTACTCCAGCGACCACGACGAGGATAACATCACCATCACCGGCATCACCTATAAGGACAGCGAAGATGTGGTACATGTCGCGGGCACGAACACCTATCCCATCGACATGTCCGACAATCTGCTGGTTGCCGCGAACATCGACACAGCGATTCAGGCGGTTTCCCTCCAGTTGAGAAACTTCACTTATCGTCCGTTTGAAGCCCAGACGGTCAACGCGCCGTTCTTGTGGCCTATGGACATGATTCGCTTCACGCCGACCGGCAGCATGACGGGCATCAATACCATCGTGACGAACGTCAACTTTGGCATCAACGGCAAGATGGCGCTGGCGGCAAAGGGTGAAACCACGAAAGCCGCAAGCTATCAGTCGCCCAGCGGTTTTACTTTCTCCCAGCAGCAGCAGATTGAACGGTTGCAGCAGTTGTCACATGAAGCGATTGAAACGGCGGTGGACAACGCTACCGATCAGATTACGGGGGCGATTGGAAACAGCCATGTGAAGTTTATCTATGATGGCAACAATGCGTTGCAGGAAATTGTTGTTTCGGACACAGTTGACATTACTTCTTCCACCGCGAAGGTATGGCGCTGGAACAGCGGCGGGTTGGGGTTCAGTTCCACGGGCTATGCAGGGCCATATACGCTTGCTATGACGCAGGATGGCAGCATTGTGGCTACCCTCATTACGACCGGCATTCTGAATGCGAATGTGATAAAGGCCGGGATCATCGAAGATGTCACGGGTGCGAGTTCATGGAACTTGGTGTCCGGGGCGATGAACCTGTCTGGCTCGTTCAAGACAACGACGGTTGACAGTACGACCGGCGAGGGCATACGCGCTGAAATCAGCGACGGTGTTTTCAAGCTTCAAAGTGTGGAAACGCAGGAACCCGGGATTATAGCAAGTGATTCTCTGGAAATACACACTTCTGCGGATTTGGCAGGAGAGTTGAATCCCCCATACAGTTATCGGCCTGTATCTATAAATGCCCGCGAAGCATCTGGTGTAAATTCGGAGATATTCCTGTATTGCGGCAACGGGGATTTTGATACCCTCTTGTCCGATTCCCGTCCATATATTCGCATAGGCCGCAACAAGATCGTCATTCGCGGGCCGATAGAATACGAAAACGTGTAACAGGAAGGTGTTTTAGATGAGCAATATCATTACCGCCGTGTTTGAGGCTGGGGCCTGCGGCACGGTCACTTCGCCGCTGTTCCAATGGAATTACGGGCAGGTGTTGCAGTTTCAGGGGATAGACCTTCCTGAAACTTACGAAGTTCATTTTGCCAACACTGGTGAACCTGAAACTGATCCTGAAATTGGTGGCCCGAATGGTGTCATTATCCCGAATATAGTTTTTACGACAGGTCTGCCGATTGATGCATGGGTGTTTTTGCATACTGGCGCGGATGACGGCGAAACCGTCTACCAGGTGACAATCCCGGTAATTCAGAGGCCGAAGCCTGGGGACGGAGAGCCCTCCCCCGTCGAACAGTCCGTCATCACGCAGGCCATTGCCGCCCTAAATGCGGGCGTCACCCGCGCGGAAACGGCGGCGACATCCGCCGAAGATGACGCCACCGCCGCTGCCGCGAGTGCGACTGCCGCTGCGGGGAGCGAGGCCAGCGTGGCGCAGGATGCCGCTGCTGCTGCCGCAAGTGCCGCTGCCGCTGCGACCAGCGCGACCAACGCCGCCGCTTCCGCCGATGCCGCACAGGCCGTGCTTGACAGCATTGGCAAAGTGACAGAAGATGTTCCCGCGTCGTATATTACGCAGCTAAACACCTCCTATGTGGGCGTAACATTTGAGTATGACAGCGAACGCGATGCGCTTGTGATATACGGTACTTCGGCTGGACGCCGCCGCATACTGTGTTTGAACGGGCAAAATGTATCGGCAACAGGTTCAACGGCTTTCAGCCAGACGTTCGCGGCTGGAACCTATGATTTCAGCACATCCATTACAGGTCATTTGACCGCAAACATTTACTGGCAGTATACATACACCACGTTTACGAATAGCAGTCCCGTGCTGGTTGGCAGAGATGCACCGACTGCGCACGTTAAGTTTACAAGTCCAGTTATGGTTGGACTTGTGATAGAAACAGGCGCGGACTACGGTACGGCGGACGATCCCACCTACGTCACATTTACCGCAACCAAGCTGTCCGCGATTGACTATGTAGCGCGAAAATCCATTGTCGATACGCAATCTGGATTTGAAACGCTGAGCGGCAATGTCGAGGCCATGCAGGCAACCCATGCGCAGGAATCGGATAACGGTTTGACCGTTGTCAATGGGCATTACATCAATTATACCAACGGGAATATAGGCGGGGACAATATAGTTTTTTACTATGCCGAAGCAAATGTGGCTCCGGGGATGATTGTCTATTACAATGCCGTGAAGCCCGCGCCTGATAGTCGAGGGCTGGCCTTTTACGACGCGCATGGCAATTTTGTCATCGGGTATCAGATGATTGAAACGGCGCAACGTATAGTTGTGCCAGATAATGCGCGGCTGCTGAGGGCTACTGTATGGTCTGGAGCGTTGACGACCGGCATTGTATTATCTGCGTATAACGTCGCCATTGAGAAAAACCGGGAGCTTATCGACGCGGTTTCCACCCCAAACTATGGTTATTTCCGCGATTATAACGACATAACCTATTCCCTGCAATGGCAACACAAGACATATGACGAAAACGGGGCGCTGGTTGACAGCGATTACAACATCATGGCAGAGATTCCAAACGTAGGGAATGTCGAAGTCAAGATGAATCGCCCGTATGTCAAATTCCGTATCTATGTTTCGTCCTCGCCTACGTCCGCAGTCGCAACGATGCTTCAAGATTGGAGCCACTACTTTTACCGTTACACGCCTGATGCTACCGGGCATCTCCATTATTACGTTGTTGTCGCGTTGGAAGGCGGCGGTGACACTACCAGCGGCGCTTTTACGGCAGGAAGGCGGGGCATCAAGGTTTATACCTATGAGGATAGTGGCATAAACGTTAAATGCCCATCGTCCCTGTATGGGAAGCGCGTGGCTGTGCTGGGTGATTCTATCGTGCAGGGCCGGGTGCGAAAAAATGAAGCAACGTCCACAAATACAGTGCAATCCAAGCCTTGGCCTTATATGGTTTCGGAAGCGTGTGGAACGGAACCGGCAGATTATGGCATCGGCGGAGCGCAGGTCTATGGTAATGACTGGTTGAGCCTCTATACTAATCGAAATCAGGTAAGTGGATATGATGTGGTGCTTGTTTGCGCTGGAACGAATGATTTCGGTGCGGAAGTAAGTGAGGCGAACTTTAAGTCGGCCTATGCGGATGTGCTGACGGCGCTGAAAGCCAACAATACGCGAGTTATCGCCATTACACCGCCCTCGCGACAGACAAACAGCCCGAATCAGGATGGCATCTACCTGAGCGAGTATGCCCAATACATCAAAGATGTCGCGGCAATTGCAAACGTGAATGTGATTGACCTGTTCGCGCTTACGGAAAGCAGTACCGTTTTTAGAGCAAACCTGCCTGATGGCATTCACCCAAATGAGATCGGGCAGAAGATTATTGCCGATTTTGTGCTGGATAATATGCCTAACGATTAAAATGCGCATTGCGAAAGGATGCGAGAACATGACCGATTACACGAAATACATCCTGTCCAAAGGGACGCACTACATCTCCAACAGCGGCAGCGACGAAAAAGGTGGAACCCACGGCGGCAAAGCCGGTGACCAGACCGGCAAGGAATGGCAGCTAAAGGCATGGTACAAGCGCCCGTGGACGCATATCCTCAGATGGCCTAACGAGGATGTGGGCACACTGATCGCCCAGCTTGCGATTGACGCGGCTCTCAACAACAAGATCGGTTACGACCAGTACCAGCGCGATACCTTCTGGCGAGAGTGCAAGAAGGTGGGTTATTTCCCCGCGAAGATCGCAACTGTCTGCGAGGAAGACTGCACCGCCGGGGTGAATGGTGTCATCCATTGTGCCGCCTACCTTCTGGACATAAAAGCGTTGCAGGACATCCCCGCCACGGGCATTCGCTCCAGTAATATGCTGTCCTACTACCAAAAGGCCGGGTTCGAAGTGCTGGCTGCATCGAAATACCTGTCCAGCGGCAATTATCTGCTGCCGGGTGACATTCTGCTGTACAAAAATCATCACGCGGCAACGAACGTGACGTGTGGCAAGTCCGTGACCGGCTATGTGTATCATGATGTCATCAACAATTTGTCGGACTTTGATGGCAATGATACGCCCGAACCCGTGGCGCTTGGCGAGCGGACACTCCGCAACGGCGATACCGGCCCGGACGTGAAGGAATTGCAGGAGGACTTGATCCTGCTCGGCTTCGATTGCGGCAAATGGGGCGCGGACGGGGATTTCGGCGATGCAACGGAAATGGCGGTGAAGGATTTCCAGAAATCCTTTGGCCTGACCGTGGACGGCGTGTTCGGCCCCGCGTCCTACGGCATGATGTGCAAGGCGCTGGCGGCCCTGGACAAGCCCGTGACCGACCCCGGCTATGTGGAGATCGTCGGCGGCAACTGCTATGTGCGCGTCGGCCCCGGCGTTGAGCACGAAGCGATTGGCATTGCCTACGAGGGCGCACGCTGGCCCTTTGCCGGACTGATCTATGAGGGGAACGGCTGGTTGGAGATCGATTTCAAGGGCACGCTGGGGTGGGTAAGTCCGAAGTATGGGAGGCTGGTAGAATGAGCGATACAATAATCGTTGCCGCCATATCCCTGATCGGCACAATCATCACGGTATGGGCGGCGAACCGGCACACGCTGGCGGAGTTGGACAAGAAGTCCGAATTATCGGACGCGAAGTTGGACGCAAAGCTGGAGAAGCATCAGGCCGTCACTGACACGAAGATTGAGGAACTGACCCGCAAGGTTGAGAAGCACAACAACATGATTGAACGGACGTTTCAGCTAGAGGGCCGTATGAACGAGGCTGAACACGACATAAAGGACTTGAAGGGGAGGGTTGCGTAATGCTTTTACCTGATCGCGTTTATGATGTCATGAAATGGTTTGTAATGGTGATGATCCCGGCCTGCACGACTGCTTATGTTGGCCTTGATTCTGTCTTTGGATGGGGCTATGGCGATGTTGTGGCGAAGGTTTCCGCGATTGTCTGCGCCTTGCTGGGTGCGCTGCTGGGCATCTCCACAGCGCAGTACAACAAGCAACCGCCCGACTGATTTACTAATAACTTACTAATAACAAAAAGCCTGAAAACCCCTGAAAACACGGCATTCTAGTTTGAATGGGGTTCAAGAGGCCGAGAGTTCAAATCTCTCCACCCAGACCAGAAAAGTCCCGAAATCATTGAGGTTTCGGGACTTCTTCATTTTTGGTGTGTGGCGAAAAATGGCATAAAATGGCACTTTACTAATAACATTACTAATAACAAATTACAGGGCGTTTATGATGCTCTTGAAAGCTTCAATTTCAGCGGATTGGTAGTGCTTTTGCGTGGTTTTGTAATCCTCATGGCCCATCAATCCAGCTTTATCTTTATCGCTCCCCGGCGCGTCTTTTAGAAGGTTTGCGAATGTATGGCGGCAGGAATACGGCACATAGTGGGCGGGATTTTCCTTTGTCGGGATTGGCTGTATTCCAGCGGCGGCGAGGACAGGGTAGAAGTAGTTGTCTCGGAAATACTTCGGGGACATCTGCGTGCCGTCATCCTTTGGGAATAAGAAG